AAAATGATGTAGATAGCGTGAAGAAAACAGATTTATACAAGGTATTGACATATTTGAGTTGGAATACTGCAAAAAACGACTATGAAATTGCTGTTCAGGAGAAAATACATAATAAAAATAATATAACATTGTAATAATGGCAATAACAAGATTAACAGACATAGTAGAGGTATTTGAGAGCAAATGGGTCTATGGTGATGTGAAATTTGGATATGAAGGAGAAGTTAACCAAGATCATGACACGCAGTACCCATTAATGCTGATTCAACCACCAACATCTACAATGCCTGAGATATATAGTGGTAGAGAGGAGTATGAATTTGAAATAAACTTTTACAACCTATATACTCAAGCAGCACAATCAGTAGTGAAACTACAAAAGAGATGGGATAACTTACAAGACTTGGCTAACGAGTGGATGGACTTTGTTCTTAAAAACTATCAAGATGTAACAGTTGAGGTGTACTTAAATGATGAAAGTATAGAGATAGAGAGAGTAAAAGATGTGGCAAACGATAAATTAGTACAAATCAAACTTGTATTTACTATGAGTGGGTTTACTAAGTGTTTCAGACCAACATCTAACTTTCCATCAGACTATTCTGATTTATTAGTATGGCTAAGTGCAGATAGTAATGCTACATTTGATATACCTACTAAGAGAGTAAGTTTATTAGGAGATAGAGCATCTACAAATAATGTTGCACAGGCAACTGTAGCAAATCAACCATTATGGAATGGATTTGATGGGTCTAATGACAAATCATATATTTCTTTTGATGGCACTAACGATGCTTTAACATCTTTATCTAATTTACCTTTAGTTCATGACTTTACTATTTTTGAAGTAAGTAAGATAACTAAAGATTCTGACAGTTCTGTTTTTGGTTATAGAGCAGTCAGAGGTCAGATGCAAATGGGTATTGATACTAATGGGAAGTATAATGTAAGAGTAAATGATGGTACTTATGATTTATCAGTATCAACAACTGATGATGCTCATGGAGATTATCATATTGGTATTATGCACTTTCATAACAAAAGATTACATTTAGAGTATTATGATGCTTTAGGAAGTTTTGACAGTATTGATACTAATAGTAATTTTGACCATGAATTAACTTTCAATACTGCTAGTTTTGATATTGGTAAATACTACACATCTCACGATATGCAAGGTGAGTTTAACGAATTAATAATATTTAATAGACAATTAACTACTGCTGAAATTGCTGATGTTAAAGGTTACTTAAATTTAAAATATAAAATATATTAAGATATGGCAAATATATTAGGAGATGCTTATTGGGGATTTCAACCAGTTGGAGATTCTACAAACATGAAAGGTTCTTTTTTTGATTATAGGACAAATTATTTAAAAAGTGCAAACGACCCCTTAAGGTATCAAGTACAATGGGTAAAATCAGGATTAACTGAGGCTACTGTACCTAGTAAGGATAATTGGTCAAGTCCAAATGGTGATTTAATAAATGTTATCTTTACAGTTTCTACTTCTGTTGATGATACAAACTGGACAGAGATAGGTGTTATAAAAAAATCTAGAGATATAGCAAACAAAAAATATACTGATGACACAGTAGCAGACAATCAAAGATTTACAATAGATATAAGTCAATTAGTTTCTGATGAATTATCTTATAGTTTATGCCCTATAAACAAAGGCACATGGCAGAGTAATAAATATGGAGGTATGAATGGTGGACTTACTATGCAAGATAATGTTTTAGGAAATACAAGTCAAGTTGGTGATGTAGTAAGCAATTATAATGTTTCAAAGAATGGCACATATAGAAGGGTAAAAGTTGTCGCTACTTTTGAAGTTATTAATGGTGATGGTGCAATCATTTCTTCAAGTGAAACGCTAACCTCAACCACATTAACAGTTATTAATTCAGTAAATCAATTTGAAAGAGATAGTCTGTATTATACTGATGCATTTATGTGTGATATTTTTAGCCCATCTTCTTCAGAAACAAAAAGATTCCTTACTAGATGTCCGAATTGGTATTATAATGATGTTGCAAATAATGTTGCTTACAATAAAAAAGTAAGAATGGATGAATCGGCAGAATGGTTACAATGGTATGTCCGAAGGTCTTATAATGGCAATGACCCTAGTGATTTTTATAACTTAATAGAAATATATGGAGAAACTTTTACAGCAGATGGAACATCACAAAACGAATTTGTATTAGTAGATTTCACTAAAAACCTTGCTACACAAAGTGCTACTCTATTCGCACATGACCAAAATACTATGTTAGTTCAAAATGTGAGTCCTGCATTTATAAATAACAATGCTTTTGTTCCACAAAATGATTCTTCAGGAGGTGTGCCTATAACTGCTTATTCGACATCAATATCTCCAATAGATAGCAGTACACATAGATACAGACTTTATTATAGAGGACATTATTATTCTCAAGCAACTTCTTCATGGACATCTAAAATACATAGTTCAAGTAATTGGTATGAGATAGATAGAGAGCCAGAAAAGATACCTTATGAGTTTGTTAGATTTCATTGGTTAAACTCTATGGGAGGAACAGATAGTTATACTGCCAAAAGAGATATTGTAGAAGGATTAACAATAGGTAGAGATGTTATTGAGAGAAAAAGTGGTGATAGAACTTGGTATCAAGGGAATAAAGATTCGGCAGGTGATGGTGTTGCTGATACAAGTTATCATTCAGATACAATGAGAGGTGGTGATATATATAAAGGTGGTAGAGAAGTAACTAATGTAAACGCAGAAAGAACACAAAGCGTATATACAGAGCCTTTAAATAAAGATGTTGCAAAGTGGTTAGAAGAGATAATGTTATCTCCAAACGTATGGATAGAGATGGACACAGATGCTACAGAGATGGGGAATACTAGAAATCCATACCTAAGACCATCAGACAAAGAGTATATACCAGTTATCATAACAAATAGTGATATTGAAACTGTTAATCAAGAAAATGGTTTAGTTAAGTTTAATATAGAATATACATTAGCACATAAAGTAATAACTCAAAGAAACTAATAAATGTCAGTAAAAATTAATATTTTAGATTACGTTTATGATGGAAGTTCAAATATTGATTGGACTAAAAGCATAGTTGGAGAGTTAGATGTTACAGACCATTCTGACTTCCCATTAGCACTTTCTTTTCAAATATCAGATATAAAAGATATAACTGCAACAAGTGGTGATTACAGTAAAACATTTAAAGTTCCTGCAACTAAAAATAATAATCAGTTATTAAGAAATTTATATACTGCTAATATATTAAAGTTTGATGTTACAACAGGAGAGAATGTTAATAGTGCTACTGAAAATATGCCTTGTCAGATTCTTGTAGATGAACTTTACTCTACAGTAGGTACAATAAAAGTTACTGGAGTTGGAGGTTATGGTGAGAAAGTTTCTTTTTATAACTGTGTTTTTTATGGCAACAATTTAGGATGGGCATTTTCTTTAGACAATCAGTATATGAATACTATTGATTGGGAAACTTATGGCGATAATTTGGTTTATAAAAAGCCAGAGATTATGGCTACTTGGAGTGATGATCATAGTGATTCATCTACATCTCCAATAGTATATCCAATAACATCTTATGGCGATTTTAATTTTTCTGTTCAAGAACCATACATACAACTATTAGATACTAAATATGATGCTTTAGGAACAGGTTCAGCAAGTACAATAGGTTATTATGGTTATTTTAACAATGGGCTTTCTTATGGAACTCCTAAACCATCTCCAGATTGGCGACCAGCACTATTTGTAAAAACAACTTTAGAAAAGATATTTAAGAAAGTAGGATATACTATAAGTTCTACTTTTATGGACACAGATATGTTTAAAAAGTTAGTATGGTTACTTCCTAATTTTAATTATAACAATCCAAATGATAGATATGATGAGTATGCAGTAGAAACAGAATTTTTAGATGAAACTACACTTGTAGCACCTAGAGTGCCTTTGACAGGTACTGAAATTTTACCAGAAATAACTGATAATGGAATTACAAGATTTGTAATTAATAATATAAGTGAAGATAATCTTGATTATGTAGCAGTAGCAGATAATAATTATTTTTATACAGGGGCAGGAAGGGCTGATTTGTCATTAAATACTTCTGCACCAGATAAAAACTTAAAAGTTAATTTAGATGAAAATTCAAGATTAAGTGGTGATATTATAACAATAGGAGAATATGGTTATTATGATTTAAGAATAAGAGGATTACAAGCAAAAGTTGCTAGACTTTATAAAGGTGGTACACAAGACCAAAAAGTTTTTTTTGTAACTGCTGCTATAAATGTTGAAGTTAAAACTGTAGGTCAGACAAGTTGGAATATTGTCGGTCAATTAAAACATGGTTTTGAGCCTTTGACAGAATCAGGAAGTCAAGGTGTAGATGAAAATAATCCAAGTTTTACAGAATACATAAATATAGATGATTTAGTTTTGGAAGGTGTTTACTTAAATGAAGGCGACCAGATAAAATTATCTAGAGGAATGAAATTAAATGCTTTGAGTTCAATACAAAACTTTTCATTAAATATATTTTGGAAAACATCAGGGTCATCTGCTTTTGATGTTGCTTTTGCACCAAACTATGTAGAATATGGTCAGACATACAATTTGAATAATGTTATCAGTAAAGATTACAAACAAATAGATTTTATTAAGGGTATTGCTCATGCTTTTAATTTAAAAATTACAACTAATGAAACAAGTAAAATAGTAGAAATAGAGCCTTTTAATAGTTTTTACGATTCTTATGCAAATGCTTTAGACTGGACATACAAGTTAGACAGAAGTAAGGAGGTTAACGATAAATGGATGAAAACTAATTTAAAAAACAATTTTATCTTTAAATATAAAACAGATGACAAAGATGCTACAGTACAATACAGAGCAATAGAATATTTTAAAGGTATAGAAGATGAATACCCATATCAAGAAGATTTAGGAAGTAACTTTGAAAGAGGAGAGAGTATTTTTGAAAATCCTTTCTTTGCAGGAACATTTAACGCAAAAGACCAAGACACTACTGGGGTAGGAACAAAAGACAATCCATTTTCAGGATGTCTATGGCAAGAAAAAGAGGATGATAAAATAACAAGTGCAAATGATGAAGCAAGACCACCAAAGTGTTTTGAGTTTTCACCTAGACTTTTATATTGGAATAAATATTCTCCTGCCTCACAAGTTGGAGAAAAGACAGCAATAGCACAAACTTGGACTATCACTTATCAAAACATAACTGCTGATGCGTCAGGTAGTGGTAACTTATCAAATATATATCCACAAGCGACATCTATAAATAGAGATAGTTTGACAAGTCCAATATTATCTTATGGTAATGTATGGCATAGAGATTATGATGACAGTACAGGTGAATATACAGACCCTCCTGTAGCAGGAAAAGGATTGTATGAAGAATATTACAAAAATATGTTTGAGCAATTTAAAAGAAGTCCTAGAGTTAGAACTGCTTATTTCGATTTAAAAATTACAGATATAATAAACTTAAACTTAAGAAAATTAATATATTTAGATGGGGTATACTGGAGGTTAAATAAAGTAAGTGATTATATGCCTAATAACAATAATACAACTAAAGTAGAATTAATTGAATGGATTGAAGTTGGTGACTCTGCTGCTAGTATTCCTACATTTGGTTCTTCATCAGGTAGTACAGGGAATGATAGTTCATGGGGCAATTCACCTATAAGTAAAATTGGTACAGATAATCAAAATAATGGTATTTAATTATGGCTAGAGAACAACAGATAACAGGTAATGGAATAGCAAATCAAAGTGGTTTAGAAGTATTTGCTACAACAACTACTTTTAATGGAGAGTTTATGAATTGGGGTGATGCTTTTGCTTATGGCAATCAATTAAATTCTGATCCTGACTACACAACAAATGATGTAGAAGATGGTGCTGTAGATGCTTTAGTAAACGCACCTAATACAACTGCAGGTCAATGGATGAGGTATCATAGCGATGCAGGTATTAATTTAAACGCTGCAGTAGCACCAACAAGTGGTAGTGGTTATTACACTTTTAATGCTAATGGAAATGCAGGTAAACCATCTCATAGTGGTATGTATCAAAAATTAGAATTAATAAAAGGTGTAGAGTATCAAATAGAATTACGAACTCCTATAAACCCAAATACAGGTACTGTAACTGTAAATACATACACTCCATTTGAAGACACTTTTATTTTAACATCAACTGCTTCTATTACTTATCCAGTTATTAGAAGTCATGTAGGATTAGTTACATCATTATTTACAGCAGGTAGTGGTAGAGATGTTATCGTAATATATTTTCAAACTACTGCAACCTCATCTACAGATGCAACAATAACTAATATATCTATAAAAGAGAAGCAAGATTATTTAACTCCAATATATGCTGAAGATAGATGGGGCAATAGTCATAAGGTATTGAGAAGAAACTTAGATAATCCAACATTTAATACATAATGATTAAATTTAAACATACAAATATAACATTAAGAGAGGTAGGTGGATTGCTTAGAGTCAAACTGCAAGATGAATTAAAAGCACAAAAGCATAATGCTACTGGTAGATTAAGCAGAGGATTAAAGTATAATGTTATAAAGAGGGGTATGAGTGTACTAAATATAACCTCATCAGTAGATTATTGGAAAGCAGTTAACAATCCTAAATTTGCTAAGAAACCTAACTTTAGTGCAATAGTAAAATGGGTAAGAGCAAAAGGACTTCAAATGAGTTCTGCAGAGCCTATATTTAAAAAGTTACAAGGTTTCTATGGTAAGCCTTATGTTTACTGGACAGAAGGTAATAATTTAAGAAGAACAAACTTTGCAGGATATGTAGCAAATAAATACAAGAAAGAAGTAGCGAGTAAGTTAGCACCATCTATCGGTGTAGATGTGGCTAATATGATAGCAGACCAAATTAAAAAAAATAATCCAAAAACAAATGTTCAAAGAGCATTTTAATATATAATATATATGGCAACAAATACAGAAAAGATAGTAGTACAGGTAGTCGTACAAGGTGATAAAGATTTAAAAAAATTAGAAGGAAGAACTAAAACTGCCACTAAAAGTGCTGGTGATCTTAGTAAACAGTTTAAAAAAATGGCTGCTAGTTATCTTGCTGCTGGTGTAATATTTAATAAGGTAACTCAGACTATAGGTAATGCAATAAAAACATTTAGAGATTTTGAGTTTCAAATGGCTAAAGTTAAAGCAATTTCTGGTGCAAATGAAAGTCAATTTAAAAAACTTTCTGAAACTGCTCAAGATTTAGGTAGAACAACATTTTTTACAGCCACACAGGTAGCAGAACTACAAACTAACTTTAGTAAATTAGGTTTTACAACTAAAGAAATATTAAATGCTCAGGAAGCAACATTATTACTAGCAACAGCAACTGGAAGTGATTTAGCAAGAGCAGCAACAGTAGCAGGTGCTGCAGTTAGAGGTTTTAATTTAGATGCTAGTGAAACTACAAGAGTAGTCGATGTCATGACTCTAGCATTTAATTCATCTGCATTAGACATAGAAAAGTTTCAAACATCTATGACAAAAGTAGCACCAATCGCAGCAGGTATGAATATACCATTAGAAGATACTACTGCTATTATGGGTACTTTAACAGATGCAGGTATTGAAGCATCTATTGCAGGTACATCATTAAGAAATATATTCTTAAAAATGAAAGATTCTTCATCTGACTTATCTAAGTTTTTAGGATATACAGTAAATAGTTCAGTTGATCTATCAAGAGCATTAGCCGATTTAGGAGAAGCAAGTGATGAAACATTAGATGGTCTTGTTAATATTAGACAGGTCGCTGCATTTAGCGTTATGGTTAAAGGTGCTAAAAGAGTTGAGAAATTAAAAGAAGAATTAAGAAATGCCGAAGATGCTGCTAAGAAAGCAGCAAGTATAATTGGAGATACACTTGAGGGTGCATTTTTAAGATTGACATCTGCAACACAAGGACTTGCCATTAAACTTACAGATAATTTAGGTTCAGGATTAAAAGATATAATAGATAATCTAGCAGAATGGACAAATAAACTTACAGAAAATTCAGAACAAATTGCTAATAGTGTTAGAAATATAGTAAAAGTTGTTAAATGGATAGTAAGACTAAGAGTAGCAGTTTTTGCAGCAGCAAAATCCTATAAGTTTTTTACAGCGATGACTTTTGGGGCTACAACTGCTCAAGGGGCTTACATGAGGGCATTAGTTTTAACAAGAGGTGCTTTGAAGGGATTTACTACAGCAACTGCACTTGCTAGTCTTGGAATTAAAAGACTGATATCAAGTACAGGTATTGGACTTTTAGTTGTATTTTTAACTACTCTAGCAGAAAAATATTTATTTGCTGCAAGTGCTACTGATGAATTAACGGACAGTCAAGATAAATTGCTGGACAAATTAGAAGAACAAACTAGAAGGCAAGAAGAATTTGATGAGTTTAATACTAAAAAATTAGCAACTACACTAAAACAAGGAAAAATAGATGAAGCGCTACATAAAGAGGCTACAAAGAACTGGAGAACTACTATAAAACAAAATGAAATAATAGCAGATAAAATAAGAAAAAATGGCGAAAGCGATAAAAAAATTAATAAAGATATAAAAAAACAAAAAAAAGAATTAATAGAGTTAGAAGATAAACTAATTAGAATACAAGCAAATAATGCTCAAATAAGAGCAAATAATTTGAAAAAAGAATTTGATGATGAAAAAAAGTTAGAAGAAGAAAAATATGCACAAAAGGTATTAGACCAAAAAAATGCTTTTCTTAATGATGAAATATCAAAAGAACAATTAAATTCTTCTTTAGAGGTTCTTGAGTTTCAACATAAACAAAGATTGAAAAACATTCTTATTAAGCATAAAGATGATACTATTGAGATAGATAAAGAAATATTAGATCTAAAAATCCAAATTAAAGAAGATGAAATAAAAAGACTTGCTGATATAGAAAAAGAAGAAGAAGAAAGAAAAAAACAAGATTTTTCAGACACTACAAAATTTTTAGAAGAAGTTTCTGATGATTATTGGGATAGTTTACTAGAAGATGTTTATAATGGTACAGAAACAGAGAAAGACCAAGCAAAAAAATTATTAGAATTTAAGATAGATTTATTAGACAATTTACTAGAAGATGAAAGTTTATCTATTCAGCAAAAAGAAGAATTAGAAAAAAGGAAGCATGATTTAATCATGGAACAAATGCGTGTTGAATATGAAACACAAAAAGAATTAGATGAAAAAGAATTACAAGACAAAATAGAAAAGTCACAACAACGACTTGAAATAATGAAGGCTGCTTCAGATGCTATATTTACAATTATGTCTGATAATTTGAATAAACGTACAGAAAGAGAAACTAAAAAACTTGAAGAGCAAAAAGATGCAGGACTAATAACTGAAGAGCAATATGAAGAGGGGGTTGAAAAGATACAAAGAAAAGCATTTGAAAAAAAGAAAAGATTAGATATAGCACAAGCAATTATTAATGGTGCTTTAGCAATGACTACAGTAGCAGGTCAAACAGGTGTTTTGTCTTTTGCTTTCTCTCCATTTATAGCAGCAATGACTGCAGCACAAATTGCTATAATAGCATCTCAAAAATTTGCATTAGGAGGCATGATAGAAGAATTTGCAAATGGAGGCATGGTGCAAGGCAAATCACACGCACAGGGTGGTGAGAAGTTTGCAGTAGGTGGTAGAGTGGTAGAATTAGAAGGTGGTGAGGCAGTAATAAATAAAAGAAGTACATCAATGTTTAAAGGACAGTTATCAGCAATAAACGCTGCAGGAGGAGGTGTTAAGTTTGCAGATGGTGGATTACTTAATATGCCTTCATTCTCACAACAACAATTCAATGCACTAGGACAAAATCAAATGATGGGTGCTATGGGAGGTGCTAGTAAAGTAGTAGTAGTTGAAGCAGATATAACCTCAACACAAAACTCAGTTAGTGTGATAGAATCAGATGCAATAATTTAATAATCAAAGAAATAAACAAATGTTTGTTGATAACAAAACCAAATTAGAAAGGCTAGATATATGTAAAAGTTGTAGTTTTTACCGAAACTTTATGTTACTAAAGAAACCTAAAATAGCAAGAGGTGCAAGATGTGCTGATTGCAAGTGCTTCCTAGATGCGAAAACATCTTTAACAAAAGAGTTCTTTGGTAAGTGTCCTCAGAATAAATGGTAAAAAACATATATGAATTTCCAAGAAATCGCTAACAATTACGCAAAGACTAAAAGAAAAATGATGACTGATGCAGTTATCAAAAACAAAAACCACACTAAAAACTTTCCAACGTACCAAGCAGAATCTTTAGGATTAATGTTTGCAGAGTGGCATTTATTATTCCCACAACACAAACAAGATATGAAGTGTACTTCTTGTAGAGCAGCAGTATGTAAGTTTTGGGAAAACATGGTAGAAGAGTGGATAGCAATAGAACAAACTCCTAAAAAAAGAAATGGCTCAAAAAAGGCAAAGGCAAAATAAAATAGATGTAGTCAAAGANTTCATTGAAATTGCTGGAGAAGGCTTAGAGAAAAGATTTGGCTCTTCACCNACTTGCAAAGATGTTGTAAGGCATTTTGTAGAAAGAGGTATTATTGACCCTAAAAGACTTAGAAACTATATGGTTATTGCAGACTTTGATAGAATGTTAGTAGGCAATGAGGGTAGTAGAACTAACACTTGGATGGATTTATCTATTAAGTACGACATAAGTGAAAGTCAAGCGCAGAATATAGTTTACAAGGAGAGAAAGAAGTCTACACCATCTAGTAATATCACATATTAAAAGTTTTGTACGAAAATAAGGTAAACTAAGGTTTATTATATTCTATTTTTGCCTCTATGACAGAAAAATGGTATAACATTCAGAACAAGGCAGGAAAACCTGCTGATGTATATATCTTTGATGAAATAGGAACTTATGGCATAACTGCACAAGAGTTTATTACAGACATTAAAGATTTAAAAGATACGCCAATCAACTTACGCATTAATAGTTTAGGTGGTGATGTTTTTGATGGTATGGCGATGTATAATGTAATCAAAAGGAGAGAGGCTAAGACTACAGTTTACATTGAGGGTATAGCAGCGAGTATTGCTACTATTATATCTCTTGGTGCAGATGAGGTTGTTATGGCTGAAAATTCTTTGTTTATGATTCATAATGCTTGGGGTGGTACAATGGGTGAGGCTAAAGATATGAGAAAGACAGCAGANACTCTTGAGAANATNACAGGCGAACTGACAGACATTTATAGAAAAAAGACAGGATTATCTTATGATGCTCTTGCAGAGATGATGGATGAAGAAACTTGGTTAAATGCTAACGAAGCATTAGAAATGGGTTTTATTGATACTATCTCTGATTCTATTAAAGTTGCTGCGAAGTATGATGTTTCTAAGTTTAAGAACATTACACAGGAAGAGATACAGAATAAATTAAGTATTAATATAAATAACAAAAAAATGACTAACGAGTTAAAAGAATGGTTTAACAACAAAGTTGAAGAGATTGTTACTGCTGTAAAAGGTGATGTAAAAGTTTCTGCAGATGTTGCTGAACAAACTGCGATAACTGTTAATCTAGGAGATAATGATGAGATAAAAAATAAAATTTCTGAGTTTGAATCTAGTAACATTGAATTATCAAACAAGATTTCTTTGTTAGAAGAAGAATTAGTTGCTTCAAAAGGAACTAACGAAACTTTAACACAAGAAGTTGAAGCGTTAAACGCTAAAATCAACAAAGCAGATGCTAAAGGTACTGAGATTGTAACTGAAGCAGACCCTGTTGTAGTTGAGAACAAAAAAGAAGATGCTAATGCAGGTTTTTACAATGCAATGGCAGATAGAATTAGAAGTAAATTTAATAATTAAAAAAATAAAATAAAATGGCAAACGTAGCAAATAATAGTATAGCAGCAACTTATGGTGGTGCACAACTAAACGAGATTTTTTATGAGCCAGTATTTAGAAGTGATGATATTATGCGTAACTATAGAGTTATTCCTAATGTTAAACATAAAATGAATGTTTACACTTCTGCTGCTCTAACAAAAATAGTAGAACCTTATGCAGGATGTTCTGCAACAAGTGGTTCAACACAATTTGATATTGATGACAAAGTAATTACTGCAGGAAGATGTAGAGTTGCTTTAGAACAATGTACTGATGAGTTCTTTGGAACTTACATTGAAGAAATGTATCGTTCTGGTGTAGATGTAATGAATATTGAGGGAACTCAATTATCTGATGCAATCGTAAACAGAGCAGTAAAAGGAATCGCTTCTGATGTAGTAAGATTAGCATGGGGTGGTGATGTAGCAGGTGCAGTAGCAGGTTACACAGCATTTGATGGCTGGATGGAATTAATGAAGGCTGAAACTGTAATTGAGTATGCTGGAACAGAAGCAGCACCAACTGCAGCAGATGCAATCGGATTAATTAGAAATGTATATGACCAAGCACCTGCAGCACTTCAACAAGTACCAGCAGGAGATAAAAAAATGTTCGTAACTCCTAAAATCTTTAACGCTTACTTAGCAAACCTAGAAGGTTCTTCTGCTGACCTAGCAATCGTTAATCAAGTAGATGGTATGCGTAGAGTAATGTTTAGAGGTGTTGAGTTAGTAGCAATGTATGAGTGGGATACTATCTTAACAGATACTAACCCTGATTTATTTATTACTGCAGCAGCAGCAAATGTTAACAATGGTGTATGTTACTGTGCAGTTGAGAACTTAATCATTGGTTCTGATGTAACTGACCCAGAAGGTTCTTTCAAAGTTTTCTATGATGACTTAGAAGAGAAAATGTTCTTCAGAGGTTACTTCAAGTTAGGAGTACAGTACTTATACTCTTCTCTTGTTCAATGGGGAATTGTAGCATAACAATAATGTAATAATAGAGAGTGTGTAAAAGCACTCTCTTAATTACTTTTTAAATAATTAATAAAATAATAAAAAAATGGCAATAGATACAGGTTTAGCAATAGGTTGTGCTGATTTACAAGCAACTGGTGGTATTTCTCAAATCTTACTAAGAAGTTGGACAAGTAGTGATGTAATATCATACAGTGACCCAGCACACAGTATAGATAGTATACTTGATAGTACAAATCCAGCAAATTGGTTTGTATATGAGTTTAAAAATGAACTTCCAGCATTAACTATAAATGCTACTAAAGAAAATGGCTCAACTGCTTTTGAGTGTGGTTTGTCTTTCATGTTACCTAAAATAGAAGTAGCAAAATTCACTGAATTACAAAAAATGCTTAATGAGTGTATGATGGGAATGGCTTTAGACACTAATGGTAAATGGTGGGTTTTAGGTGTTTCTCAAAAATACGCTAATGAAGATGTAGCAAGTAGAAGTCAAACTTTCTTAAACTTAAGTGGATTTGAAGGTGGTACTGGTGCTGCTTATTCTGATGAGAGTGGTATTACTGTTAACTTAATGGCAAGACAATTTGAGTTACCAAGAGAGTACGCAGGAACTGTTGATGTTAATACTTCAGCATTAACTGCAACAACAGCAGCGTAATAATTAAAGATAGATAGGTTGAACTTAGTTCGTAAAAAGTTTATAACATTTTCCTATTAATATCTTTTTTATAAAATGTGTGATTGTGGTGGAAATATTGTAGATTTATCACACTTAAAAATATATACAATTATGGCAAAATATAAAGCGAGTAAATCATCTGGAACACTTTACAAAGGTGATTTTAAGATTAAATGGGCAAATGCTACTCAAGAAGAGTTAGCGTATGCTTATGAAGAATTAGGTATGACTTCTAATATAGAAAAATTATCAACTACAAAAACTAAAGATGAGCCAAAGAAAACAAAAAAGTCAGGTAAAAAATCTACAGAATCAGAAGAGTAATACTTTTGAATTTGGAGTTTTTAACTTAGCAATTCCTGAACATATTGAAGAACCTCAAGACTTATCAAAGGTAAGGACTAAGTTTATTCCTTTTGGTAATAACAACCTCTTTCCTCAATATTTAGCAGAACTAAAAAGAAAATCTAGTACACATAGAAGTGTATTGGCACAGAAGGCAGTATTCACAAGTGGTGCAAAGTTTGTAACCAACAATGAAACTGTTAGAGAATATATTAAAGATGTAAATGCAGATGGTGAATCATTAAGAGAAGTTTTTAAGAAACTTGCTGATGATTACTACACTTTTGGAAATGCTTACATTGAAGGCGTTTTATACGATGGTGGACTAAATCTATATCACATAGATGCAACTACTGTTAGAATGTCTAAAAACAAGAAACAAGTATATGTACACCCAGACTGGGCTAAGTACAATACTATGAAGGACAAATTAAACATTATACCTCTATATCCTGAGATGAGTGGGAGTAGATTTGTAATGCAATTTAAAGATTACGAACCTACATTCCAATTCTATGGTTTACCAGATTATGTTGCTGCTTTAGAGCATATAGCAGTAGATTATGAGATTGGTAAATGGAATCACACTAAATTCAAAAATGGCTTTCAACCTTCTGCTATTATTGAGATTAATGGTGATATGGGTGAAGAAGAAGCAAAGAAGTTAGTAAGAGAAGCACAGAAGAAGTTTGTTGGAGATGGTAACAATGGTAAGATAATGTTTATCGTTAAGAATGGTGATGCTGCTAATGCTAATGTTCAGATAATAAAAGATGACCAAGAAGGTAGTTGGATAGACTTACAACGAATTACTGACCAGAATATTGTAACTGCACATAGATGGCAACCATCATTAAGTGGATTAGTTAGTTCTGGTAAGATGAATAACACAGGTAGTGAGATAAGAATTGCATATGATCTTGCAATGACTACAGTAATTAAAGATACTTCAGATTTGCTTTTAAATGGTTTAAGAACTATTCTTTATAAAGAAATGGGCTTTTTACCAGAGGAGTTAATTATACATTATGAGCCACCAATTAGTTTTGCAACTCAGATTGACCCTAAAGCAATTCTTACTATAAATGAGCAAAGAAAAATGTTAGATGAGGATTTACCTATGTTAGAAGAAGGTAATATGTTCTTGACAGATAGAGAGCAAATCATTGTAACAAGAGATGATGATGCAGATGGGAAAGGAGATGATGATGCAGGTGATTTACAAGTAACTGAAACAAACGAATAACTATGGCAAACGTAAACCAATATATACCTTTAGTAACAGCAGGAGAAGTTATAAGCAATAGTTTTACTAATGCTAATACAGATACTGCATTAATTTCTGATAACACTATTTTACTTTCTGAGTTGGCTCATTTAAAACCAGCATTAGGTCAGAAGTTTTATGAAGAAATTAAAACACAACACAATGATGGTACTTTAACACCTGCGAATCAAACTTTGATGGATGATTTCTTGACAAGATGTCTATGTTGGTTTGTTAGGTTTGAGGTTATCAATGAAGTACAGAGTAATAGTAGTAGTGCTGGTATTGTTCACAATATAGATGAGTTTGCTACGATTATAGACCCTGCTGAGTTAAATGTTTACAAGCAAGATACTTATAGAAAGGCAGAGATATACTTAAAGGATATGATAGATTATATGACAGATAGCGACCAGAATGGTTTATATCCTACATTTGATGCTAATAAGCCTTGTAATGATAATGTGTATAAGAATCATGGTATAATAATGTATGATAGCATATATACTAGGCGTAGAGGTTATGATAGTTGGAAGAATTTTTGTCCATGTGATGATTGTTAAAATAAATATATAAATGGCTGCAAACGAACATAAGAATTTAAACGATATTAATAGGCATAATCCAAAAGGGTTTGAAACTGCTACTAATAATACTGTACTGAGCAAGACTGCAGGTACATCTGCTACTGGTACTGATGGTAACTTACAATGGCAAGACAAGTCATTTATGGGTGCTACTAACTATAAGATGCAAGGTTATATTACAACTGCGTTAACTAACTACTCTTATGGTCAAGATTTACTAGACAACAAATCACCATACTTAATTAATATAGATTCAGGTGGTACAACTTTAGGAAGTATTACTATAGCACCTAACGCTTTTTTTGAGATGGGTCAAGCACAAATAGTTCCTGAGAATTGTAGTGCAGTATCTTTTAAAGGATGGGCGACAAGTACAGGTTCTAATGAGTTTAAAATAGCAATATGTAAACTAACTCCAGTTGCAGATAATACATCTAATAGAACTGCTGAGAGAGTAAAAGAGATAGAGTTAACAGGACTTGCAAGTAACAATAAATTAATTGCTATAGATGAAACTACTTTTGCAGCAGCATCTGATGCAGATATATCAGCAGGAGATATTATATTCCCAATGATAAAAGAAACAACAGGAGGTTCAGAGATATATATTAACTTAACTATTAAAACTACAACGTATTAATGACTACTAAAGAGGAAATAGTTTCAATGAAAAAAGATATAAACTCTATAAACGAAAAGATGAACAGTATAGATGAAAAACTAGATATGCTAACAGAAAGATTGTTAAATCCAGATGATGGAGTAACTGCTAGGGTAAATAGAAATACATCTATGAGAAAAATATTAGTAAAAGCAATGTGGGTTATATATACTATAACTTTAGGGGCTATACTAAAAATATTTACAGATTAATAATAATATAAAAAACAAATAAAAATGAGTACATTCGATACAGACAATACCCTACTATTTGAGATGCTAGGGAAAGGTACAGGAACAGAAGTTTTTACTACTGCTGCACAAACAGGTAAAGACTGGTATTGCATATTTTTTCCAGTTGAATCAGTAATTTCTACAATAGCAGGAGATGCTACTAATGTTACTGCTTTAAATGGTCAGACTATGAATGCTGGTACTACATTGTTTTTCCGTACGACTGCTATCACTTTAACAAGTGGTATTGGCATAGGGTACAGAGAGCATGATGGTAACACAAGTTCATAATGAAATTATCTCTAGGCATATCATTACCAACAAGTAACAAGGGTGGATTAACCCCTGTACAAAAGCAAACTAATGACTTTAAAGCAAGAGTTATTGCTGATGGTGGAGTATTTGAGGCTAAGGCTTGTTTAGAAGCACAATTAACAACTTTAAATAATATAGAATGAGTTTATTAGATGATGTTAGTATAGTAGTAACTCCTAACGGATATAAGGCAGGAGAATTGTATGCAGTTATTCCTGTACCTACTGAGGGTGCTGAAGAAATAGTTGATAGTAGTTTTGCTAATGATTTAGATGATTGGTCTAAGTATGGGGTTACAAGTGCAACAGGAGGAGTAGCAACTATTGGTGCTAGTGCTAATTCTGGTATATTTCAAGGTATATTGACAGAAGGAGTTAGATATACTGTTACGGTTAATGTTATAAGTTATAATGGGGTAGGCACTGCTCAATTTGTAAATGCGAACGGGAGTAATATTTATACTATAACTGAAACAGGAATACATACTTTTATCTTTACACACAATTATGCTTTATCAGAATTGATAATAAGAGGATTGTCAAATGCTCTTTTTAGTTTATCAAGCGTATCAGTAAAAGAATACACAGCAGCAGATATGGATGTTACTAGAGCAACTGCTGCTACAAGAGTAGATGAAAATGGTTTAGTAAATTATGCTGAGGTTATAGGAGATGAGGAAATCACAGATGGAGATTTTCCTACAGGAACTACTAATTGGACTATCGAAGATGTTTGGACTATATCAGGAAATTCTGCCAATGGAAATGGAGCGAATGGAAGTTCCCAACAATTAGTTCAAAGTAGTGTTTTTACAATAGGTAAAACCTATAAAGTCACTTACGATATAATTAACTATGTAAGTGGGTCGGTATTTATGCCTAATGTTGGTTCTTCTAATTCGGGTAATCAAACATACAGTGAATATATAACTGCTACTCAAAGTGATTTTAAAATCACGGGAATTAATTTCTATGGCTCAATAACAAACATATCAGTAAAAGAAGTTACAAGAGATAACGTACCTCGTATAGACTACACAGGAGGAGGTTGTCCACATATATTAGCAGAGCCTCAGAGGACAAATCTTATAAAGTATAGTGAATCTTTTGATTCTTGGTATGCAAAAAATTATGTAACTGTAGCCGAAAACACAAGTGAAACTATATCCCCATCAGGTAATAATACTGCAAGTAAAATTACGATAAATAGTGTTAGTACAGTAAGAAGATTGTATGAATTAATTTCAGCAAGTTCAGGTAGTGATTATACTTTTACTTTATATGCAAAAAAAGGAACGACAGATTTTATAAAACTTTTCTTTACTTCTTCAATTATTGATGCAGAATTTAATTTAACAAATGGAACTGTAACTTCAGGTACAGGTAGTATTGAATCAGTAGGTAATGATTGGTATAGACTACAAGCAACAGGTACATCTTCACTAACAGGTGAAGTTCCTCAGATACAATTAAGTAGTTCTGCAAGTGTAAGTGATTATCTATACATTTGGGGTTGTCAAGTAGAACAAAGTTCTTACGAAACAAGTTATATTCCAACATCAGGAAGTACAGTTACAAGAAACCAAGACATCTTCACAAGAGATGGTATAGGTAGTTTGATTAATAGTACAGAGGGGGTTTTGTTTGTAGAATTAGAAAATATAACAGGTACAGATGCTACAAATAAAATGATTAGCATAACAGATGGTAGTTTGACAAATAAAATAAGTCTTTTTGTTTCTTCAAATCAAATAAGTGTAGAAAGTGCAGGTTCAGGAACGAATTTAGGTATTTACAGTAAAGCATTACAATCAGGTTTTAATAAAATAGCGGTTAAATTTAAAGTAAATGATTGTGCATTATGGGTAAATGGAACTGAATATACTGATACAAGTTTTGCTGCATTTTCATCTAGCACCTTTAATTCTTTAGTTTTTGACAGAGGTGACGGTATACAAAACTTATTTGGCAAAGTAAAACAACTACAAGTATATAACACAGCACTAACAGATGAGCAACTATTACAACTAACAGGTACATCAGGAACTGATTTTTATGAATCTTATGCAGAGATGGCTAGTGCATTAACATACACAATACAATAATGGCGAATCCAAGTTTACAGATCGGAAATGATAATTGGGCAATAAAAGAAGATAATCTTTTAGGTTATAGTACAGCAGGTACAAGATTTGTACCTCAACCAATAACAATGACTAGAGCATCAGCAGGTACTAGAGTTAATTCTAGTGGACTTGTTGAAACTGTTGAGTTGTTGGGTAGTGAGTTAGTAGATTGTGGTAATTTTGAATGTGCATCTCCTGAATCTGTTTGGGGTACAGGTACAGGTTGGAGTATTGCTAATGGTCTTGCAAGTTATGATGGTAGTGGCGGTACACAAAGCATTAATCAAGCAGGAGTAGTAGAATCTAGCAAAACCTACAAATTAACTTTAGATGTAGTAAGCAATGAGGGTAGTGGAATTAACACTATATATTTAGGGGGAGTAATTGTTAGTAATATTCATTTAGAAGTAGGTAATTATATTTTTTTTGTAACAACAAGTTCAACAGCATCATTCGCTGTTTTTGGTAGGAGTGGAGAAAATTTTGTAATAGACAACATCTCAGTAAAAGAATC